CCTGCATACCCAAAGGCAGCTACATTGTGGCGTTGCACAAGTCGCCAAAATTCGGCAAGTGCTACCAAGTTGTGAACGTGCCTAACCGTTCTGACATTCTTATTCATGCGGGCAACACGCATGTAGACACGCAAGGCTGCATTTTGCTTGGGATGATGTATGGATCTATGGGAACCGCAAACGCGATTCTGTCGAGCCGTACAGCGGTCACAGCGTTTATGCACGAGATGAATGGCGTAGAGGCAGCAACGCTTGAGGTTGTATGACGGGCGGTGATGTTACAGAGCTTCGGTATTGGCTAGACCTTGGGATCAAAGGCATTATTGGCATAGTGGTCAGCGTAGTTGGAATGGACTATCGGCACGTGAAGAACACTTTGCAGGATTTAGAGCAAAGCAAGTACCAGGTTGCCATGCAGGTAGAGGTTTTGCAGGTTGAGTTGTCTGGCATTAAGCAAAGGTTGGACAAGATAGACGAGAAGCTAGACCGGGCGCTTCGATGAGAAGTTTTTTGTTGTGGCTACTTTTAGTAGGCACAGCAAACGCGCAAGGCGTTAGTTACATAGGCTTTTGCAATCCTACCTGGGATTGCGATGCAACGCTTAAAACATTTCGGGATCGTCCAGCGGTAGTTGGCTGGCTAGAAAACTCTTTTGGAAATAGGTGTGTTTGTGCAGACAGAATCTTGCGTGAGCCGACTCGTGAGAAAATTATTCGGGTTCACTTGGCTAACTCGCCGTGTTTACGAAACAAGCGTTGCGGTAGCCATGATCTCTTTTTCAATCATACGGTCAAAACTGCGAACCAGGAAATAAAGCGACCGCGTTCTCGGCTACGAAAGAAGTTTAATCGGATTGTCACTCGGTTTGCAGAGCGGTTAGCTGCGGCTAGGGGAGCAGTGACTTGCTACGTGTCACCTTGTTTGGAGTGTGATCTTGATGACAAGTCTCGAAAGATTCTGCTTGGCATTGTACGTCAGCGTTTGCCTAGCTGCGTTCCTGTCGATAATCCTTTTGGAGCTGATTGCTTACGAGGCTTCGTGTGTGAAAAGCATGGACCCGATAGACCTAAGCGTCAGCCGTGTATCTATGACTTTGACGGCACTGAGGTTCAATCAATGATTGACTTGAGGCAGACGGCTCGTGAGACTAGGGCTTGCGACTTGCGGTTTTACTGGTCGCACTGGATGAATTGCAACACAATAGGCGGTGCGTTTGTGCCACCTATAGAGCGTGAGTGCAAGGCAACAGGCAAGATGATGCAGAACGCAGGAGATAAAGCATGGGACCATTTGTAGGGTCGTTGGTGCGGCACTTGTTGTCGCTTGTAGCTGGTGGCTTGTTTGCCATTGGTGTGGGTGAAGCGGAAGTTGACAAGCTAGCAGAGGCGGTGACGCCTGTTGTGTCGGGCGCTATTCTTTACGGCGTAAGCCAGGTTTGGTCAATTAAGGACAAGAAAAAGAACCTGTTTTAAGGGATGTTGCGATAGCGTTTGTATTTCAAAGAGCTGACAAAACTCGCTGGATGTACTTCATCCACGTTGGTTGTTTCTTTGATAAACGCTAGAATCGCAACGAATTGTTCTTTCTTTTCTTGTTGCAGAAAATGGAGCTTAAACTGCTGTGTTGCTTGTTTGCGTATGTAGTCGGTCATGCCTTGACTGTCATCGTACAAATGATCGCACAAGAACTGGAGATTAAACGGCTGAGAAGCTTTCTCGAATAGAAACCAGCACAGCCGATTAAATTCTGCGATTGCCTTGATGTTGAACACGTTTCTTTGCGCCGCTTTGAGCTGTTCGTAACGGATAACCTGACCGTTGCCTGTGTTAAGGAGCTTGTCGAAGAAGAAGCAGTAATCTTTGAGAGCGCGTTCAATTACTGCGAGCCAAAGCTCGCGTTCAGGGGTTGTGGGAAACTCCCCTTGTTCTTCCATGACAAACTTGGTTGGGGGTTCTGTCACAGTTTACCCGCGATGTAGCGTTCCAATAGCACGATAGCGTCCTCGGCGCTCCAGCACACAGCGGCATAATTTCCAACACGGTTAAGCGCCTCTATGAGCTGAAGCTGTTCCGGGGACGGCTTATTGGGCTTTACTTTCATTTCAATGTAAAGCCCTCCGTACTTGCCGTTTGGGTATGGCAGGGTGATATCGGGTACGCCCTTCTTTAGTCCTGCGCGTTTTAGGCTTGCTCTGCGTTGGATGCTTGCTTTGCCTTCGTTTGGAACGTGCCACGCCAGCGCGTAGGCGGGATGCTGACCGGAGCGCAGCTTGCAATAGTCAAAGAACACGAACATTTCGAGTTCTTCTTTTCCGTGTTGGAATGGTCGTCTAGCCCTCGAAGGGCTGTACCTCTGTCTTTTCACACCACGCAAGCCATAACCTGTTTGGCTGCACTGACTGTATGGTGGAGCTTATGGCGGGGTTATGTTCGTACCAGCCAGCTTCCCACTTGAGCCAGGTGTCAGCGGGTTTATGTCCCACGTCATACCACAACTCTTTTACGTAGCGGATCTCTTTACCGTTAAACTGAATGTGCTTGAGGGTAACCCAGTAGGCTTGTGACTCGGTTGGTTCTTCCCAAAGTTCAAAAGGCTTCCAATCGAGTTTCACTTCTTCTTTTTCTTTTTAGTAACGCCTGTAATTTTGCCAGCGTTTTCGGAAGCGTAGAAAACTTTTTCGCCTTCCTCTTTGCCATAGTATTTTTCCATGGCTTCGCGGATTTTAAGACCTTTCTTGTTTAGTGGCATGAGCGTCCTTCGTTTGTGGCTAGGGTACGCCAAGCGTGTAACTGACTCACGCTAAATTTTCGGCATATACGCCTGTGCCGGAGAGTGTTTCGACATGCACACGTTTGCAGTCGAGAACGGTGGACAGAATGATGTTTGCAAGCTCGCTTGCCGAATCATTGTAGTGCAGGTTTATAAGGGCGCGAAGGTCTGGACGGTCTTGCGGCAGGGGCTCAAAGCCCTCGTGCTGCAAGACCCAAACCGTCACGCGCCACTTCCCGTCATGGACGGTGTGCGTTGTGAAGAAGGTTTTCAAAACGGTACTCCGTCATCTGACGTTTCTGGCTGTGATGATGGCTGCTGGTTATCTTCACAAAAGCTAATGGCTTGTTGCAGTAGCTCAATGAGCAGTTTGGCGTCATTGGGGAACAGGGTCTTAGTTTCCTTGTACTCGCCGGACGTCTTGTCCTTGTAGGATTTTCGCCAAGTTATGCTGTAACCCCCATTACGAGTTTCCCATATAGCTACGTCAAGCCCGAAGTTTCTAAACGCTTTAACTGGCGCTCCCATATACACTCCTATGTTGTCAGATGCAGTCAACAGTGCTAACATGGACAGAAGAAACTTTCAAGGGAACAAATGCACACTTTGCCGGAAACCTACATCACGAGCCAGGAGTTGATTGAGATACTGGCAATTTCCAAGAGCACGTTAGAGAACTTGTGCAAGCGCGGGATGCCTTTGTTGCGTGTTGGCAAGAGCCGTCGTTTCTTGCTGAGTGACGTACAGAAATGGCTGAAGCGCACCAACGGGAGGCGCTATGTGGCGTAATCAGCAGACCAATTACCCGGAGCTTTACAAGCGGCTTTACGGAGTGTTTCCCGAATACCGACCCATTAGCAAGATGGACGGTCCTGGGTCGTACAAGGCGATTGACGGGGCTGGAAACGTGTATCTAGTGACTGTTTCGGTTACGGAGGACGGCAACCAGCGGCGCACAACGGAGCGGCTATTAGCTGCGGAGGATGTTCTGCGGCAGACAAACCCGCGATTGTTTCGCCCTAAAGAAAACGAAGGCTGGTCCGACTTCTAAAAATGCTCTAGTTTTTGCCGGGTCTACCTTTTTTATGGAGGTGTTCCATGGTGCTTGAGCTATCGGAGAACGAATCGAAACTTCTCGTTGAGATCCTAACCAAGTTGAACATTAACCCGGCTGCGCCCGAAGCTGCTGCGGTCGTGGCGACGGTACAGAGCCTTTTGTCGAAGATGGTCGTTCCGGTTGACGAGACTGACGGCGTACCTGAGTAGTTTCCTAGCTGCTTGTAGGGGCTCTATAAGCCCCGTAGCTACGAGAAGCATCTAGTAGCGCAAGCAGACCCCTAATTCCCACCAAAACCAGCCATAAGCCAACACAGAGCCTTTCCGAAGCGTTACAGCCTACGTGTACCAAATGCTGACACACGTACACCTACGTTTGTTTACTCTATACAACCTAACGAATAATTAACTTGACATGTATGCAGAAAACCCCCCTAATACCCCATACCCCAAAACAACCCCCCCGCTTCGCGTCTTAACTACATTACGCCAAACGAAAAGCAGCTTCTATCACAAGTGCCGATAGCAGCGATGCTTCACTTTACTTAGCTCTTCATAGCGCAACAACTGCTGTCTACTTCGGCTGTTGGCTGTCATCCTCCCCCAAAACTAAATCTTAAAAACTAGCACAACTAGAACAACGAGCACGACAAGCACAACGAGCACAACAAGCACCGATGCGGTTAGTGCTCTGTTGAAGCTGCTTTCTGTTTTACTGCTTCTACTGTTCGCTGCTTAAATCACGACTGAAGTTTCTCTTAGACCTCCAATGGTCTACAGAGGCAAAACGCATAGTGCTAGTATGCTAGACTTTTCAAAAAAGTTTGTTTTTGGGGGAATGCTTGAGTGCTTGTTGCGGCAGACGAAGTTAGGTAGAATGGAGTTGCAGGGCGAAAGCTCTCAAAACCGTTGCTAGTCACACCGGGTTGGACCCACACTTAGAGGCTGCGCTGAGAGCGCGGAACTTCCTCTGAGTGTGGGTTTTTTTATGTAATTTTGACTGAGGCGGGAGGGCTCGAACCTCCGACACGGGGATTAACAGTCCCCTGCTCTACCAACTGAGCTACGCCTCAAAAATTAAAACTTGAATAAACCGCTGCCATCGCCATCGCCAAAGCCGTCGCCAAAGCCGTCGCCATAGCCGCTGCCGTCTTTGTGACCGTAGCCGCTGCCGCTGCCGCAGCCGTAGCCGCTGCCATCGCCACCGCCATAGCCATAGCTATTGCCATCGCCATCGCCATAGCCACTGCCATCGCCATAACCATCGCCATTGCCACTGCCATAACCATCGCCATTGCCACCGCCGTAGCCATTGTTATGTTTTGCAATCATTTGCTACCGCCATAGCCAAAGCCATCGCCATAGCCGTCGCCATAGCCGTAGCCGTAGCCGTAGCCGTAGCCGTCGCCGTCGCCGAAGCCAAAGCCGTCGCCGAAGCCGTAGCCATTGCCATAGCCATAGCCGACACAATCGCCGTTGCCAAAGCCGTAGCCGTAGCCGCTGCCGTCTCTGTAGCCGTAGCCGCTGCCGTCTCTGTAGCCGTAGCCGCTGCCGTCTTTGTAACCGTAGCTTCTTACACTTTCCACGTTGGCACTTCCCGAATACATTTTGCAGCTTTTTCGCTGCATGGAATGATTTCTATCGCCTCGGTCAAAATTATTTTCGGCACTTCAACCGAAAATTTGCAATTTTGTGGCTTTGTTACTCCGTCCACAGCTAACTGCGACAAGCTCGCAGCACCATCCCAATACCAGAACCGAATGGCGTTTTTTAACACCACTTCTTTCCCGTCTCTGCTTTCAATCACACCAAAATGCACTCCTGCCGAAAAGGTGCGAACAATCACAAAATCGCTCAACTTCGCTGGCACTTCTACAAAAGTTTTGCCATTTACAATTATTGTTTCCATTGTCATTTCTCCCATTTTCTCAACTTTCTATTCAACAACACAGCTTGTAAGTCGTCTCAATCTTATCGGAGTTTTCCACAGGTTTTCCCCAATTTCCTTCGCGCAGTTTTCAGTTAAGTACGTCTTGGCTTTCTCTTTTGCTTCAAGATCAAGTTTCGAAATGTCGTAAGTCGTTTCTACAGCCTTCGATTCCCACGACAAATCATCACCAGCGCCAAAGCTCGACTCCTGAGCCACTGAGCCCTTAACTTCGCCCGTCTCAACGTCCACAACTGATGCCTCAACAGCAACAGACTTGCGAGCAACAAAACCCCGACCAACAGCAGCATTTCCAAACTCACTTGGCATCTCCTCCTGGGTATATAACCCACCTAACTCATTAACAAAGGCTTCCCGTAACGCTAAACTCTTCGCGCACTTTGAAAGCATTATTGATGGCATCGACTTCCAAATCGGAGTTCCCTTCCCGTACTCCGACAAGTACGCCGTTGCAACCGACGGAAAACGCCTGTCCTTCCGGTAAACCTTCACCGTTGAACTCACAAGCTGCTTGCCATCCCACTCAAAACTCACCTCCATTCCGTCAAAAGCAGGGTGAGCATTGGCAATTTTCAAAAAGCCGTTGATGCCCGTCATTAGCTGGAGTCTCCCGCCAGCCTTAATCGCCCAAATTTCCTTCAGCGCAGGATTTAACCCCGTTGCCCGACACATCTCCGCAAACAACGCAAACTCACCGTTGGTCAAACCAGCCGCTACCGTGTCACGCAACGCTACTAAAGCCTCATAACTATCCGTCTTTGCTATCTCTTTCATAACTCTCCCACCAACTTATTCAGCTTCACACCTATTCACTAAGCGTTAAAAATGCGTTTAACGCTTCCAAACCAAGCTGATTTAACGTCTTTTTTCTCTGCTCCGCGATGCGCTTCAACCGTAAAACTACGCTCTTCGGAACTGAGTGAAACGCCACACTCTGCACACCCGTTGCTTCGCGCAACTTCTGAGCCTCAATCCGCCGCGCCTCAAGCGCATTAAGCTGCTTTTTCTTGGCGTACCACTTTGCTGTCATCGCTGCCTGACACTCTCGGCAATTCGTTTGTAAGCCGTCAGGAGCCTTTCTAAGGCGATTATAATCGCTGGTTGGTTTGTGGTGCTTGCACCTGTTACAAAACTTCGTGGCGAGCTTCTCAGGCGCTTTAACACGCACCACTTTTGGCTTTGGCGTTGGTACAGACGCCTCTGTTGGCTTAATTAACCAGCTAAACATTCCCATTCCGTCCTCCTAGTCACACACACAGTTACACTCACAAGCTGTTTCCGTCGTCATCAACAATCTCTGTCAAACGCGCAAACCGCTTCTCTTCCAACTCAAAACTCAAAACGTACACCCCTGTCTCGTCGCTCATCGCAACTTCAAACTCGTCATCCAAAAATGGGCTCTCCGACACAGCAGCTCCCCCGCCGTCAGACCGCTGCCTCAACAGCTCCGCTAACGCTACAATCGTTTCAACAGAGCTTCGACCGCTCTCCTTTGACAGCTTTTCAAGCAAAAGACGCGCTTGCTCGTCGTCAGCGCCCGTAACCACGTTTACAACCCGGTACCGATAGCCCTTCGCCCGCTCAAAATACCCCATTCTGCTTTCCGTCCACTGCAATCCACGCTTTTTCATTGCCGCTCTTTTAAGACTCAAAGACTACATGACAGTACACATGACTATATGGCAGTGCAAGAGCATAACGCCAAAACCAAAACAGAAATTTCTGATTAAGTCAGTTCAAAAACCAAAACAGAAATTTCTGATTAAGTCAGGTTGCAACAAGTGTGCAGTTACAAAAGTAACAGTTAGGTTCCCTAGCAACGGTTTCGTCCCGTCCACGCCAACGCGCACGCCAACGCGCACGCCAACGCCCACGCCCACGCCCACGGCTACACGCCGACCGACACGGCTACACGCCGACCAATAGCTACACCAATATCCTTGTGCTTATTACATGCTAGTCACCTCTGTTTTTGTAGTTGCTCGTTCGTCCCGCCTAATCAAAGGGATTGTTGAAAATCATGGGCTGACCGAGAGCGTTATTCGGCACTATCGTTGTCACAGTAGTCTCATCGCGAACTTCCTTTCCATATTGCCGACTCAGCCACGGGTTCGGTCTGTTTTTCGTTTCTGTCACGACACTATAACCCGTCTGCCAACCCGCAGAATTGACTTGTCCGTTGGGAATCGGTAACGCCGGACCAAAAGGCGGGCTCACAGGTACGACTTGACCGAGACCGTACCGACTCGGTCTACTTGGCTGGTCAATCGGGTTGTATTCGTCCCAAATTTGAGCCTCTGCATTGCTAGCGCATGCAAGTAATATAGTAAGGGTGATTTTTCGCATTAGGTTCTCCGATGTGAATCGGCACCATGCCGACCATGCACACCCCCTCGGGAGCGTGGCTGGTCTACACGGTTACAATGCGAACAAAAGAACGGCGAGCGGGTATGCGAGAACTATCAGCAAAGTTAATCCAACAGCCTCTTGTAGTGTTTCGTTCATGCCGATACCTCTCCCATGGTTGTATCAATGACACACCAACGGTCGTAAATTATCTGCTTTTGCATTTTCATAAGTCATACTCTCCTTTGCTAGTCGGTTAGTTGGTGCGGTAAATGTAACTGCGCTTGCGTAGTTAGCTAAACCAGCGTCGAGCGATGCCTAGACCTAACTCACGTTTTGCACGCTGCTGTACCTCATCCCATGAACAACCTTGCGCCATAAGCGCTTCTCTGTAGCAGCGTCTCAGGTACCAGCACGCCGCAGCCCTGTACTCGGTACACCAATACTGACCAACGCAATACTCAAACCCCTTGGAACCGTACGTAAGCCGATCGTTAGTTCTACCCTGCAGTAGTAGTACCGCAGCCGGTACTAAGTGCCGACATGCTCGAATCATAGTTCTAGCGTCCCGACCATCTCGCAGAATCTCGCGGTACTCCGACCTAAACGCCTTTATGCCGTCACTATCGCGCCAGTCCCTTGCATAGTTGCGTATATCCATGCCTGTACGCCCATTCACAAACTCAAGTAAATCGTTCAGGATCTGTTCTGCTGTTATGTCTGCTGCCCCTGCTGTGGTCTCTGTTGTTTCCATAGTCATACTCTCCCTTGCTAGTCGTTAGTTGGTTACTCGTTAACGTCACTTTCTTCTATGAACCCCTCTGAGTGAGCCATGTCAGCTACATCTGCTTCGCTCATGTACTGCAAACATGCTGTAGCTATAGACTCCCAGGAAATAACTCCCTGCTCCGCTAGGTCAATTAAACTGTTGGTAACTTGTCTTGCGTTGCTCATGTGTGTCTCCTGCTAGTCATTGAACGCGGCTTGCGCCACACCTCTATGGTGCACGATGGTGTACGATGGTGCAACTAATTCATGTAATTTTATCGTGAGTAATAACACGTAGTTACAAAAGGTGTTGTGTTTTGAGCGGGTTACGATATAGGTTGATGTGACATGCCTAGGCGAAAATTTGGGATCATTGACGCGAAGTGCGGGGGACGTTCTGCAATCTCCAAGCGAGAGGCTGGCGCGTTGTATTCCCTTCTGCGCGCAAAGAGCGGGCTAACGCAGAAAGTCTTTGGTGAACGATTAGGACTCAACCAGCCGACCGTACACAATCGAGAGCACGCACGGTCAGTATATAGCGCGAGTGAGCTTGTATTCCTCGCGCGCGCACTGCATTACACTCCTACGGAGTTCTGGAAACTTCTGGAGGCGATAGCTAACCATCCGATATTATAGGCATTGTGTTACTAACATGCTGGTATCATTAGGCATTGTCTACCTTACTAGAAATAGAAAACTAGTAAACTAAGATGCGTAGCGTTCTCAACACGTTAGCCCTTCTCGCTTCGCCAGAAAAAACAAGTAGTTATGTTTTTGCCTTTCGTTTCCTAAATCGTTTCAGCAGTTTACCAGCCGTGGCACAGTTTTTGCTTTTCGTTTTCAATTTGAAAGCGCCGGGCGGTGGAGTAGACGGCGCACCCCACATTCCACATAAAAATCCCAACCCCACTATAAAACACCGTTATGCCTAAAGATTTAGAAGACATAATTGTTGAGAAGTTGTTGCCTGGTAATCGTGACGGCGGTTCAGCGCGTATGCGAACGGCTGACGGCAAGACTTTTACGATGCCTGGGGATGCTCGACCTGCTAAACCGCAGGATTTTTCGAAACCTAGCCCGCAGCGGTGTGGGGAGGTTGCGGGGCAGGTACAGCGATTAGCGGCGTTAGGCTTAGGCAAGACAGCGGTAGCGAATTGTGTGCGTATAAGTTTAGTTGCGTTGAACAGGGATTACCCTGAGGAGTTTGAGTTAGGGCGAAAGTCCATGTCGGAGGTTGTGGCGAGTGCTGCGATGGAGCAGGTTAAGGCTGGCAATCCTCAGATGATCATGTACATGGCTAAAACACGGTTAGGCTGGACTGAGCATAATGTTGTTGAGCATACGGGAACGGTGAATGCGGTAGTGAGTGCCAAGCCGCTTACGCGAGAGGAGTTTGAGCAGCGTTATTTGTCGGACGACGGGGCGGGTCGTGGTGGCTTGTTAGGGTCTGTGAGTATTGGCGGTGGGTCTATAAAGGACCAAGACGATGACTGACTACGACAATGGGTTTTTGTTATCGGAGTATTTAGGCTCTTTGAAGGGGCTTAGTAGACCTGTTGGTTGGGTTAGTATAGGGGACGTAAAGCCGGAGGCGTATGAGCCTGTGTTGCTTGCTGGACCTGTGTGGAAGCACGGCATTGGGTATTTTGATCCGACGTTAAGTGCATGGGTAGTAAATGAGAAGCTAGTGGAGTTTGGTGTATTTCCGCACTGGCAGCCGTTACCCAGACCGCCATTTTATGCCTAAAGGGTCTAGGCGTAGTAAGGACGTTGAGGTTTACTACAAGTGTCCTGTGTGTAGCTGGATTGGCTACGTAGTGACTGATCGTTATTGGGTTAGTTGTGGTCAGTGTCGGGTACGTTTTGGCGTGAGTGGCAACGAGGTGCCGAGGGCTCGGTATCGGCAGCGGTATTGTTTGGATGACGAGCCGAGTACGGAATGATTGTGGATGAGGAGACTAGCGATGAGTAAAACACCTGAGCAGTTGGCAGAGGAGTTGGCAGAGGAGTTGGCAGAAGAGTGTAAAAATAAGATAGCTCAAAGAGACATCTATGCTATGGGAACGCTTACTCAGAGAGAACAGGATTACCTAAAGGAAGCCTTTCTCGCTGGTTACCAAGCAGCAAAGGAACAAGCTACTGAAAACTCTGCGAGCATTACACTTAAAGACATTCTTGGCATGACTATAGAAGAATATCTATTCAAACACAGCGAAGAGATTGCAGAAGAAGTGCTAAACAATAATCCACTACTAAAGGCTTTAAAAGATGAGCAAGACACCTGAAGAGTTGGCAGAAGAGTATTTACGATATGAGAACGAGTCTCACTATTGGGCTAAACATGCTTTTCTCGCTGGCTACCAAGCCGCAAAGGATCAGCTATTTGAAGAAAGTGGATTTCGACTAAGGCTGTTCAAAGACGAGGCTGACGCAAAAGCTGCGTATCAAGAAGCGCTGGATGAAATACCTGAACAAGCTGCATTTGAAGATGGATATAGGCTAGGCGCAAAAGAATCACAGCCGCAGTGGATCTCGGTGAAGGATCGGTTGCCGAGCAAGGACGATGATGCGCTTTGGTTTAATCCTACCTTGTACAGAACGATGTGCGTGGATTGCATTTCGCCACAATGGAATGGCGATCTAGAACACAATACTTACACCCACTGGATGCCGCTGCCAGAACCGCCAAAAGATGCTAAGGAGTAGTTGCGGCTGGTTGTCTAGTGGTGGGCGTTTTTGCTGTTTCCTGCCCCGGTAGGCGTTTGCTAGTGTCCGAAGATTAACAGCGTCAGGAGCTAGACAGCCGCACCATGAGCAGACCGCAAGTAGCTAAACAGCGAGGATGCTTCTTTTGAATGTTGATTGCCCACCCCTAAAAGTTTGGGTTCACAACCGCCACCTGACGCAGAATGAGGATGCGACGGGGTACGAAGCTGGTTACTTGTTTGCTGTACAAAGTTACAAGGGAAGAGCGTTACAATTTCATGTTTTGCTGCAATCTGGCGCGCATTTTCGACACGTTCCTATTCATTGGTTGTTGTGGCAACCGACTGCCAGTGAAATGTATGATCTGGAGGAGTTACAGCTTTGGGACTGTTACAGCTATAAGCCTGTAGTAACTGTTTTTGATTTCCTGCGTGATTACGAGTGCCGAGCGATACTAAAAACAAAGACGGAAGTGTCTGCCAAATACTTTTGCACTGTAGATTGGCTTCCTGACAGTGATCAGCAGTCTGGCTATGTTTTGCAGCCCGACCAAAACAAATGCGCCCATATTCTGCTTTTGAGCACTGGACAGTTGTGCGCTTTGCCTACGAATCGCATAGCTTTTCAAGACGCTTTTTTTATTGGCAACAGTGGCAATCCCGGCGCTAAGGGATACAAAACTATCGACACAGTTTGGAGCGCAGAAAACAGCGAGCGTTGGTCAGTAGCGGATACGGACGAGGTTTTTTACTGATGAGTAGCAACGAGAAAGTTGTTTGGCAACCGCAACCGGGTCCACAGGAGATACTGGTTAATTGTCCGATTACGTTGGTTGGCTACGGCGGGGCGCGTGGTGGCGGCAAGACTGATGGGGTGCTTGGCAAGATAGCTTTAGACCAGCAGCGTTACGGCGAGGATTTTAACGCCATTTTTTTCCGCAAAGAGTTACCGCAAGCAGATGATCTGATTGAGCGAGCGAAGCAGATTTACTTGCCGCTTCACGCTCATTGGCAAGACCAGAAGAAGCAGTTCACTTTTCCCAATGGAGCACGACTAAGGTTTAGACCGCTTGGGGATGATAGTGACGCTGAGAAGTACCAGGGTCAGAATTTAAGCATGGCGTGTGTGGAGGAGGCGGGAAACTTTGCCGACCCGTCACCGATCTGGAAGCTGTTTGGAGCGTTACGAGGGCAGGGCGGCTCTCAAGTTATCCTGACGTTCAATCCTGGTGGCGTGGGGCATCATTGGCTCAAAGAGTTGTTTATTAAGCCGCATCCGATGGGGCGCAAGGTTTTAAGGAAGAAGCTGCCTAATGGAGCTAGGTTTGAGTACATTTACATTCCAAGTCGTGTTAACGACAACCAGATTCTTTTGGCGAAAGATCCTGGGTACATAGATCGTTTGCACATGGTTGGCAGCCCGGAGCTGGTTCGCGCATGGCTAGAAGGCGATTGGGAGATCCATGAGGGTAGTTTCTTTCCTGAATTTAGCAGTCGTCACATTATTCCGGCTTTCAACATTCCTAAGCATTGGCATAGGTATCTTGGTTACGATTGGGGTTTTCGTAGTCCTTTTGCCGCTGTTTGGGGTGCTGTATGCAGTGGGAGAAATGACGAGGGAAAGGAGGTTCCGTATCCCAAGGGCGCGATTATTATTTACCGAGAGATGTGGGGAAAGGGAGTTGATAACGTTGAGCAAGCAAACCGAATTGCAGCGGCTTCAGTTGGTGAGAACGTGCACGCAGCAGCAGACCCAAGCATCTTCAACAACCAGGGCGGTCCGTCTATCGCTGATCAATTCCACACAGTGTTTGCCAAGTACAAGCATCCGAGCTTTAGACCAGCAGACAATGACAGACGGTCAGGATGGTCACAAATAAGACAGCGATTGGTTGCGAAACCCGCATTGTTGTATATTACAAGTGCTTGCCCTTACTTGCTGGAAACTTTGCCAGCATTGGCGATTGACAGGCGGCATCCAGAAGATGCGGATAGCAGCGGGAACGATCATGCCTGTGATGCTTTACGTTATCTTTGCAAGGAGCGTCTTATTGATTCTAAGTGGGAAGAGCCCAAACAGGCGTTTAACAACGGTGTTGTGCAGTTACAGGCATACGTAAACAGAATTCGTAAAGAACAGAGCAGACCACGAATATGAAAGCAAAGCCGTTAGTAGAGCGTTTTAGTGGGTCGTATTGGAAATCAGAGATTACAAGAGCGAAGGATCGCAGCAAGAGGTTTATTGATGCTGCTGAAGAATCCATTCGTGTTTACAACGCACAAAAGCAGGTGGGGTTGTATGACGATGTTGAGCGACGACTTAATTGTTGGTGGTATTGTGTCAATACTCTTCTACCTGCTTACTATTCCTCGACTCCGAAAGCGGAAGTCACGCTTAGGAAGAGGACGGGCGGGACGCTTGAAGAAGTAAGTGCAGTTTTGCTTGAGCGCAATTTGCAGTACCAGATGGAATGTGAGTTTCCTTTTGACAGTGTTGGCTACAATGCTGCCTTGCAGTTTTTGCTGACTGGTCGCGCTATTTTGTGGGCTCGTTACGAAGCTGAGTTTGAGGAAGAGACGGTACAGATTGCGCTGTTCCAGGCAGAGGATGGCACGTTTGTAGACGAGAAGGGCGAGCCGTTTGCGGGAGACGTTAGCAAGGCAAAGCCGGGTCCGGGTGGCGTGGTATTGGTTGAGGTTACCACTGAAGTTAAGGACGACGAGTCAGCGCTTTTAGACGTTGTGCAGTACAACGATTATTTATGCTCGGATGCAAGAAACGAGACAGAGGTTGAGTGGCGAGCGCGTAGGGCATACTTGTCGCGTGAGAAAGCCAAGGAGATGTTTGGCGCAGAGGTAGCTAATGAGTTGAGCTACGATGCGTATCCGGACAAAGACAAGCGCAGCTACGAGAAGAACGAGGACAAGTACGAGGGCAAGGCAGAGCTGTGGGAAATCTGGTGCCAAGAAACTGAAGAGGTCTATTGGCTGCACCCTAACAGCGACAAGGGCATTGTGTTTCAGTCAGAAGCGCCGATTGATTTTGAAGGCTTTTTTCCGTGTAGTGTAATCGCGCAGAGCCAAGATCCCGACAGTGTGCTGCCTGTAAGCGATTATTCGCACGTTAGGGATCAGATTCTAGAGGTTGAGCGGCTGACTACTCGTATTCATGCCGTGACACAGGCTATTCGTACCAACAGCGTGTATGACGCTACACTTGGTAATGAAATTGAGGCGCTAATGTCAGGCGACCTTAAAATGATTCCTGTAATGAATTGGCCTAGTTACAAGAGTCGCGGTGGTCTAGCGGCTGGTGTAGAGACCAAAGATATTGCGCCGTATGTCAATGCGCTTCAGGTTTTACAGGCTGCAAGGCAGACAACGCTTGAGCAGCTTTATGAGACGCTAAAAGTTTCTGATCTGCTTCGCGGCACAAGCGACCAATACAAGTCAGCAACGGCTAACCGGCTAGAAAACGCATGGTCGAGCCTTGGGCTAATCGTGCGTCAAAACATGTTCACCAAGTTTGTTTCTGACGCGATTGAAAAGCTAGGAAACATTGTCGCATCACAGTTTGATGCGGAGCGCATTTTTGAGGCTGGCGACATAGACCAGTTGTTGCTTCCGTTGTTGCCAGAGCCGCAGCCAGAGCCAGAGCCGCAGGTCGGTCCAGATGGTCAGCCTTTGCCTATGCCACCGATGCAGCAGCCTGACCCGACGATGATTTTGGACGGCATGAAGATGCAGTTGATTGCGTTTTTGAAGGACGACGACAGGGTTGCGTACCGCATAAAGATAGCGTCGGACTCAATGGTCGCCATTGATCAGGCGCAGGACCAGGCTGAAGGTTCACAGCTAATGAACACAGCCGGAGAGTTTTTCAACCAGATGCGAGCCCTTATTGAGCAATACCCGCCGTTGCTTGGCTTTTCTATTGAGCTGTTTCAGAACGTAATTAAGAGGTTTAAGGGTGGCAAAGAGCTGGACGGCATCTTTACGAAGGCATTGGGGCAAATTGGTGAGATTGCTAGGGCTAAGGAGGAAGCGGCAAAACAACCGCCACCGCCAGATCCAGTTATGCAAGAAATGCAAGCCAGGATGCAAATTGCACAAGTTGAAGCGCAAGCCCGTATGTCAGCAACTCAAATGCAAATGCAGGATGCTCACGAGAAGAATATGTTGGTGGCGCAAGAGTCACAGTTAAAGATGCAGCGTGATCAGCTAGACGCGCAGCTCGCTATAAACAAGCAGCAGTTTGAGCAGTACATAAAGCAAGCCGAGCTTGGCATAGCGCAGCAGGAAGCACAGATTAAGGCTAACGCTGTACAGGTAGACTTGCTCAAGGTTCAGTCGAGCACTGACGCTGGAAACGCTAAGTTGAGTGTCCAGCAAGAAGCTAACCGCATGGCTGCCATCTTAGACATTCAAAGCCAGCAGCTTGAGCAGACGCGCATACAGTTGTCTGAAACTGAAAAGCTGATGGAGGAAAGGCGACTATCTGCTGAACAGGAAATTGAGCGTATGCGGTTGGGGCTTGAGGCTATGAAACCCATGGCGCAGCAGTCACAGCAACAGCAGCCACAGCCTGTAATAGTGGCGAATGTTGTGCCACCGCGCTCTTAAAGGTTCTGTTGCAGTGCTGGTGGGTTATGTTACAAGCAAGCCTAGTTGAGCCTGAGTAGCACCTATTAAGTATGACAAAATACAAACTGTTCCAGTGGTGTCCAGTTGAAAAGAAGGTTGTTCCGATTGAACAGGTTCAAAAACGAGTTCAGTCAAACGCTAGGGACTTGTTCATTCAAGATGAGATGGCTCCGACCAGAAACCCTCTCGACACCAAGCAAGTTTACACAAGCAAAGCAAAGCTGAGAGCTGCGTATAAAGCAGCGGGAGCCGTTGAAGTCGGCGATGCTTACGACAGGGGTTATGATCCCCAAAAAGAGCGCAGCAGCAAGACAGATCAGATTGTGAAAAATGTAATGCAACAAATTAGGGAGCGCATGAATGGATAGCCAGGAGCCGGTTGTCGAAGCAGCAGAAA